CTTGGTTTGGGTTTCCAAATCCAAACCACGGATCTTTGTTTGCATTATTCTATCACCCATACTTGCTTCTACAGAGGCAAGTTGACCTTCCATTTGTCCTGCTGTCACTAAAGAATCCCCTACCATTTTTCCAAGTTGAACCATTCCCTCTTGGTACTTACCTGCAGAGTCGGCTACTTGACTTTGTAGTTGTGCCCCCATATCACGATCCATCGAGTAAGACATTTGATCTAATACAGATTGAGGAGCTCCTCCCCTTCTAGCAGATTCTAGTTGTTGTTCTTTCTGCACTTCAAATCGTGCGGTTGTTCCTTCTATTTGTCCCGATAATGCTTGAGTACTAAAATCTTTATATTCAGATTCTACGTCTTCCATCTTTTCGATGTTCTTTTCCATGTACCCTCGTGCTTTGTCTGTACCTGTGGTAAGTGCAGAACCTGCTTCATTTGCCCATCCTTCTATGTCTCTTCTATATTGTCCAGCAATATTACTTCTTATATCTCCATACTTTTCAGCGGCATTTAAAGACTTTTTTTCCATACCCGCTAATTCTTCTTTAGTTTCCCCGTATAACTCGTTCTCTCGTTCCCCGAAGTTTCGGCCTTCTTGGTACGCTAGTTCCGCCTGTTTCATCCCCTGCATCCAAGATTGTTCGTGCTTCTTATGGTCGACTTTAGCAGCCTCCCAAAAACCTTGTAGAAGGCCACCCTCACTCTTATCCGTTATCCTGTCTAGATTAGTCATATAGTCCTCTGCATTGAAGCCACCTTCAAATCCAGTTTGACCGCCTTGATTATTATTGTTCCAATCGCTAAAACCCATTATGTAGCCCTTTCGGTTCTAAGTGTAGACATAACTTTACCATCAATAATAACCGACAATAGTCTAAAATCAAGGTCGGGACAAAAGACTTCAAGACCGGGAGATAAAGCCATTCCTCTTACACCATGAGTTTCAAAGGCAGCCCAATTAGCAGACTCGCCATTCACTATGGATTTAACTATCGTTCCTGATAGATCCTTTGGAATACCTTGAGACTTATAAGTATCCGAATCACCCTCGAAAATAATCCCTTTATAGAAGATATCCGCTGTATTCACTGTATCTAGAGTGGGGGATCCCCCTACAGAAGAGAAGAACGCAGATAGAGAATCTACAAGTCTAACTTTTTGGAGACCGCCCGGAGTTGGGCTTTGTTGTGTAACCGAATCGTTATAACCGAGAAGAGAACCCGACCATCTTACATACACAGGAGAGATTGCTATCCTACCATTCCCGGCTACATTGAAGTTCGCAGACTCATTTATCAGTGAAAGTTTAGTGGTAGCCCCACTAAACTGCGTAATAGTACAATCATTCAAGTTGCTAGTTATTGTCGAGTTTCCAGATGCTCCTGCGGTTGCTTGTCCTAGTGTAATGTTACCAGTACCCGGTGTCCAAGTCGCTGTAATCTTACCGTTGTGTCCATTACCAGACACGATAACACCCGTGAGGATTTGAGCGTGGTCATTCTTATCTCCACCGTTAAAGAACTTAACACGCCCACTTTCGTCTAATTCTCCATTGTCACCACTTACTGTATCTGCAATATAAGTCTTACTTGTCCCATCAGTGGATATAAGAGTGATGATTTTTCCTTCAGTAATTACCCCACTCCCTGTGAACTCTATATGACCTGCGGTAGTAGCCGTAAGTGAAACACTTTCTATCTGTGCTTTTCCTCCTTTAAGGGTATCAAGCCCCCCAACAACATTATCGGGGGAGAGTATGTTTCCCTCATCAAGTACATATACATACGCACCCGCCCAGTTAGCAGGAGTGGAGTCTAATATAGGAGCCACGTCTTGGTGTTGTAATGTACTTCCATCTAAAGAGAGAAGACCCGTGGTTGATGACCAACTTATAACTTTAAATCTCGTATCTCCTATACCATCTAAAAGAGTAATTCGTGGTTCACCATTAAAGTCAGAAGATGAAGAACCAGATATCGTTCTTTCTCTCTTAGAGTCTACCACCCAAACACAAGGATCAAAGTCCGAATTGGTACCAGGTAGATTTTGTAAGAACATTGCATATTCTGTAAGACTGCTATCTACATCTGATAGTTTAGAATACCAAGAACCTGTTTTAACTAAATCAAATGGTAAGTCGTATATTTCAGAAACCGATGAAGTACCAAACCACATGACGGCTGCTTGTTTCTTATTACTATTCAATAAGTAAAGTGTTAGTGATTGAGCGTCAAATCCCATAGAAACATAATCTGCGAGATCGTCTTGCCAATCATTAATGATTCCATCGAGAGCGTGTAGAGTATCTAATCTCCCCTGAGCATCTATAGACTTTACTGTCTTATCATTTATATATACAGTTTGGGGTCCCACAGTTACAGAGGCATTCTTATTAACAATTCCATATCCTTCGTGTATAGGTAAGATCTTAAGGTATGAGATTACACCTGTAGTTTCTCGTGTTATATGCATGATTACATTGTTGGCAAACCCCAAGACTGCCCCCCCACTCTTTTCAAATGTAATTACTTCATTCGCTATCTTTGAAGGAGTGAAGTAATTTTCTGGTGGGAAAAGTTCCGGAGAGGTTTCTCTAATTGAAGACCAACGGAATTCACCTACACCTCTATACCTATCATCGGGTAAGTCTTGTTCAGATGAGGAAGTTGAAGTTCCCGTTGCATTCGAAGTTAACATGATCCCATCAAATTCTATACATGCTCCTGCCTTAGGCATTTCTGCATCAAACAGAGAACGGTCTGAATAAGGAGGCATATAAAGTAAGGTTAAATCTTGCTTGGTAAAGTAATAGATTGCTCTTCTATTAGAACCAGATATGCCCGTTTGATCTGTAGTTGTGTAATCATCGAGAGTGATAATCTTATCCAATTGAATAACTGATCCCGCATAAGAGCCACCTGCATCTTGAATTTTTACAGAACGATAGATGTATGCTTTTGAGTATTTAACATAGGGCCAAATTATTTCTAAACCCATGTATCCGGGATCGAAGTTAGAAGCACCCGACATACCCGTTATAGTTAAGTCTTCAACGTCACCATCAAATACAATATCTTCATTACCATCGGTTGTTGCTTTATCATGCGTAAGATCTATATATGCATTTGTTTCGGGATCGACTGCAGTAATATCTAAATCTTTATTTTCTTTCGCAAGTGCAATGGCATCATAAATCTTTCCTGCTATTGCAACTGCAGTACCTAAATCTTTAATACCGATTAGGTAGTGAGTGTTTGTAAGTTTTGCACTAGAAGTATGAGTATTACTAAATTCAAATATTACGGTGTTTCCATTCTCACCGTCTATACTATCTGCAATTGTTAATTTCTCGCCTGTTCCCGGATCAAAGTTAGTGGGTGTTCCCGTAAGAACAGTAAGTCTACCAGTTGCTTTACTTGTTAGGTCTGATTGCTTAATAGAAGCAATCTCGGATAAGGCAGTTCTTCTTCCCGTTAGAGGATCTTCAAGAATATATCCTACTGAGTATCCACCAGCATCTAAACTCGCAGGGGTTACTTGATCTGTTGGAGTTGTATCCCAATAAGAACCTACCTCAGTTCCTGTGAACAAGTGAGCATTTCCTTCTGAAGGAGAAGTGGGGTCTCCTAAACCGAGAATTGCTGTTTGATCATCTACCCCCAATAATAAAGGTCTTGTTCCGGGACCCGTATCTTGTGTGATATGTGTTCGGTAAGCAGAAAGAGAGGCTGTGTCAGAAGGAGTTGGTCCCGAACCTCCAGAAAAGTTACTCTTTGTCGCCCATGTATTACCTGTTAATGTGACAGGATTATTCCCGCCCTTGCCATATGATACCTGTGTAAAGGTAAGAACATTATCAGTTCTTTCTACAGTTACCGTGCTTTCGACAGCTGTTAAATCTACAGCTGTTTTAATGTTTGTAGCAGTCTCTTCAGCAGTTGCTCCCTTTATGAATGTGGCCACATAGAATCCTGCGTTGGAAGCCCCGCAACTTAATTGCAACGCATACCAACCAGCAGTAAGAGATTCCCATTTTGTGATGAGCCCACCCCCAGTAAATGCATCACTTACCGTGCAGTTATCTAAATCACTAGCTATTGCCGTATTACCCGATGCTCCTACTGCTGATTGTGTTAAACCTACATTCCCTGTACCCGCTGACCATACTGCTACTATGGTTCCATTATGTCCATTACCATGTGCGATGGCATCTTTGAGTGCAGATGCGTTATCGTTCTTATCTCCTATATTTAAAAAAGTAATGCCCCCGGTAACCACATCACCATTGGCACCACTACTCTTGGCTATATAAGTCTTAGAGGTTCCTGCATGATCTATAAGAGTTATGGTTGTATCTTCTGTAGCCACTCCCGTGAATTCGATAGTTCCAGTTGCTGCAGTATCAACACTTTGTATGGCACTATTATCCGTAATAGTTAAGACACTAGTTGCTTGTGCTGGAGTTTCAAATTCTAAAAGGAATAAAACTGTTTCCATCCCCCTTTGTGTGATATATACATACTTACCAAATACAGCCACATCCATAGGATCGGCTGTGGCTTGAGATTCCTTGATAACTTTTTTTCTTTGGAAATTCCCCTCATCAAATCCTTTAACATAGTAATCTAGATAAATATCCGAAAGGGTACCATCTACTGTTTGTTTAACTTTATAGACGAATCCGTACCCATACTGATTTATACCTACCCTGAATGAGATAGGGAAGAAATCAACTACTTCTCGATCGTCAAGGTTTGTGAATGAGTGTATCTTCTTGAAACCGGGAAATGGTCTTACACCACCTTTTATAGAGAAGTCAGCCCCTATCATCTCGAAAGCATCTTTACTGGGGGTTCCTGTCCTTTCAGCCATTCGATTCTCTGACACCCCTAAAAGAGGGTAGTTCCATTGGGTTGTTCGTTCTAAAGTCATTTATACAATTTCCTAATTTCTCGTGAAGCTTGGTGGTGTCTTACATATTCTACTTTATCTTCTCCCAATCTCCACCCATGATCGAATACCTTTACATATCCTTGTGGTAATATCTTAGTTATAGGTATTCTCTTACTTTGCTTCCATGTTTTATACAGGATAATTTGGTCTGTATCAAAGGTCTTACCTTCAATTTCTGGTTGACAATTATCTCCCCACTCATTTAGAAATCTTATGACACTTGGTTTCCTTACATCAAAATATAGGGTTCCAGAGCAGAACCACTCGAATTTTCTAAGGGGGTCCCAAGGAGCAGCAAAGTCAAAATGTGGGTTCTCGAATAGATACATTGGTTTCCTTATCTCTCCATCTGCATCGACCCACATGATAGGTCTTTTAAATCTCTCAGAACATTTAAGTATGAATGAGGGTTTTAAGGCACAGTTAGCATGCCAACTACCCTGACCCTCTACCTCTTCAATATAGGTCTCATACCCATGTCTAAGGGCAGATTCCTTTAATCTTTCAACCCCACTTTTGTACAGGTCTTCTCCTGTATGACAACAGACTATTAAAGGGGTCACTTTGGATCCTCATTAGAGATATTATACCATCCTCTAGTATCGGTTACTTCTGGGAGGGTACATCTTTCGATTGCTTCTTCATAGGTTACAAATGGGAATAGAGAGAGTTTTGAATTCTTATTACAGTTATATACTTGAAAGTTTGCTTTATCAAAGCCGGGCTGTAATTTCTTAAACACCTGCTCTATCCAATTGTACATGTTATTGTTCCTCTCTCTAACAACCTTGGCTCTATCTTCTTCCCAAGCGTAAGCTTCTTTATCTTCACTATTAGACATTTCCCAATCACAACCAATCATATATACCTCTTGGAATCCGAGATAGTATAAGGTTCTAAGGGCACCAAACATAGTAACTCTGAACCCTCCTTCAGGTTCTAGTCCTTCTACTGCTCCTCCCCAATTAGCGTGTCTTTCAGTGAACCAAGTATCTGCGTTAAAGGTTGCAGTATTCGAAAGGAACCAACAATTAGGAGCATCCTTAGGAGTTTCCTCACTCTTTACTATATCTTCCCCCACTCTCTTAAATAGGAATTTGTCTCTATTGTGCCAAGGTACTATTTTCATGACAGAAGGGTCCATCCAACGGTCGTAGTGGAATCTTCCGGGGACATCGAATCCCAACCAAAAGTCTGGATTGACCTTTAACCACGAGTTATTAATTGCCATGGATATCACTCCCCTGTTATCAAGGAGAGAAAGATCTATATCGTTAAGAGATGGTCCTCCACATACAAGGAATACTTTAGATCCCTTGTAGTGGTTTTCCCACGAGATGCCTTTCTCGTGAATATCCCAGAGGAGCATATTACTCTTCTCCGGGTTCCATACCTTTTTTGGAGGGGGTGGGATATCCTCCTTAACAGTGGGGGTTTGTAGTTCTTGAATGTGATTAGCGAGGGCTAAAAGGGTTTCATTTAGTGCCGCAATTTCTTGTTGCATTCGATTCCCGAGTCTTGTTTCTAGTGATGCCAACTCCCCCCTAGTAACATTTGTAGCTCCGGGATGAGAGTCCATAGCCATTTGAGCAGGAGATTTTCTTCCCATTGGAGGCATATCATTCTTTTTTGCGTTTACAATTCTCGCCATGTGTTTTCCTTTATTCTACGCATATGCTTGTAATAGTATAATCTGTTAGTGACATATAGGAGGGTGCTTTATCAGGGGTTTGATAAAAATTGGGAAATGATGCCATAGACTTCCAATTATAATCAATATCAAAAGACCAATCGGGGAGATCAAAATACTCATTTAGATATTGTTCCATTCTCATAATAGGACAAACACCTTGCTCTCCCGGTTCATCGCACGGTTTCGCTGCACGAGTGACTGCTTGATCCTGACCGTTCCAGTCATTTATTTTATACTTCCACGGACCTGACGCGAATGGGAGATAGTGCCAATAATAGTGGTCTCCATCAAAAGCACTATTACCGGGAGAAACATTTTGGGCATTTGGCATAGTATGAGTCTCTCCACGCATTACTCCGTCTATCCAATGGAAGTACATAAATACATTTACTCCATTATCAAGAGAATCCCAACAAGCAGCAAGACCAATATCTTGGTAACTTGTTGATTGTCCGGGGACAAAGTAACCGTGGAGACCTATTGTATGACTGCCCATAGATACTCGGTTTCCACCATGAGTTATCCAATGGTCTCCATCATCGTCATCGTGATCATTTAGTCTGTGTCCTATACAGTAGTTAGACTCTTTCCAGTAACTCGTATTAGTCCTCCTTCTTGCATACCAATGCGGATTTTCGTTTTCATAGAAGTCTGAACATGATACTCCCTGTGCTCCGTCTCCTTGTATCGTTTTTTGCCTGTGGGGTACAATATCATCCCCATTCATTCCCCCAACTCTACAATGCCAAGTTGCTCTTTGCCTTAGATACGTGTGGCAACCCCTACAGCCCCTATGGGTATCTAAATTATAAGTTCCAGCGTCGCAACCAAATGCATCGTGGAAGTATTCTTCGTAGTCACGAGTCGGTGCTTGGTCGGGCCACGGATCCCAGAAGGGCCAAGGTTCGTTATTAGGCGTATAATCTTGATCACCTTCTTGTGGGTATGCACTTACAGGGCTTTGGACTTGCCAGTTAGTAAGAACCATAACTCCAACATCTATATTGCAACGTATCTCTAAATCGGGATTAAGGATTGGATCGTCGAGCCAATCCTTTAACTTATCTGCTATGGTTTTACCGTTCATTACTAAAGTAGGAAATGGTTTTAAAGGTTCTACTACGTAATGAGTAGGAAATTTGCAGGGGAGATAATCTGTTTGTGCATATTCACCGGGAAATACCCCATCACTACTTCCAGGAGCAATACAAATGGCAGGAGGTCCTAGTCCCCCGGTAACTATATCACTCTTCGCATCACCCACTATATATCTCGCATACTGTTCTTGGAGCGGGTGTCCCGATTGGCCGGGGAAGTCTGTAGCCAACCCATTTGTATGAGAGCTCCCCGGTCTATATATCAATACTCCCGGAAAGTATCCTACTGCTTCAGAATAAGTCCTGTCAATATCATTGCTTGATCCTGCGGGGTTAAATGCACATGGGGGGACAATATTAGACTCAGTAGCTGCTTGATCACTAAGCATTACTTTACCCTGCCAATTTCTTCCACATCCTATGATTCCACGATCCCATAACCAGTGACAAGCATCTGAAGCGTCTTCACAACCGTCATCAGTTAGCCCCCAAGGATCAGAACAACATTGATAATTCATACAATTACTCCAATTATAAGAATCTTGTCCGTATTCTATCCCGTGTCTTGGTGCGGGTCCGTCGTCTCCTTCGAGATTCCCATAAGCGTCATAGTGTGTACCCCAATCGGGGTTACTGTTACAAACCCACAATCCTGATTTGAAGGCAGGATGATTGGAGGAAACCCCAAATTCAAGAGGGTTATAATAGTTTGAATTTCCCGAAAGTTCAGGGTCGATTGTAAAGCAATTGTCTCCGTCTGGATCACCCTCCATGAGCTCCCCACTGAAGAAACCGTACCCGGGGAAATCACAACCATAGCAGGGCTGAGTGTCCTCTAACGCTTCACAACAATTTGGACAACAAACGGGGGACCCGTTGCCACAGGGCCACACATGCCGAGCCATACTTTCACAACCTTCACAGCCAATGCAAGCCTTTGTGTAGGGAAAACCATTTGATTTCCAACCGTGCCATGCAACGGGTTCTCCTTGAGAATCAATACTACTTCCTACTATAAACCTCCCCTTACTATTAGTCCAAAATTGTTTGTCCGGAAGTGTTGAGTCCCAACCACAAATACCCCACATAGAATTGGCACAGCCATCAGAGCTATGTTGATCCAGTGCATTATGTGCTACTGCGTGCAGTTCTACAGCATTTAAGCTACCTACATCAGTTATTATCTCTTCACATCCGCATACCCCATACCCATCTATTTCATTTCCAACACTAACAGGCCACTCACCAATACCTCTTCGATACGCTTTAAGTTGTTCACACTGTTCACGACTGAAATCTGTTCTAACATCTTCAGCAAGAAAACCGCCAGCATCCCCCCAATCAGTTGTAGGGTGTGTTGAGTACGAAGTTGTTATAGTTTTAGTTTCATCCTTAAAGTCATTGTAATAAGTCCAGGTTGCATCGGTATACCCACTAGTATTAGGTAGAGGAAAAAAGATTTGTTTATTACCAGTATCAGGACGAATGAAGTAAAGAACAAACGAATGTGTTTCTCCTACAATTATAGAATCTCTAATTACTTGTTCATCACCCTCTACATTTGGATCTAGATTGTGACTTGGGAAATTGGGATCTGGGAATGCAACCCAAACATCATCTCCGGTTGCAGTAATACAACAACCACAGTCGTCTCCTACTATTGGGGCGAT